CCTAGTTTCAAATTTCCTGTTGCCAGATCACTACCACCTTGACCAATGGCAAAGATCTGAGAAGAAATTTCATTGATTTTTATCCTTTGTTGCTCAAAGGTATCTGTTCTAGCGACGTTAATTGCTGGCATTTTTGATTACTTCTCGCAGTAAGGCTTTTATTTCAGATAGTTCATCCTTCAAGTTATTTATGTCGTCAACAACAGTCTCCATGCGGTGCATTTTCTTCCTTGCCTCTACATGTTTGAGGAATTCTCCTCTATTTGAATTGATAATAGCACCTGTTTTAGGATCGCGATATAGAGAATCGTGATCCTTTACTCGAATGTGATCCATCAGTATGCAGCGACTGCTCTCATGTCCTGAATCTTAGGTACAAATGATGGGTTATCAGACTTCATTACAATCTTGATTCCAAATGATGAGAACTCAGGAAGATCTGATACACTGTACTCAAATTCTTGATAAGAACTTTGCTTCTCGGTGATACTAGAAATAGTATTTTCGGAAGAAGCAATAACATCAAAGTCTGGTAGACCAGTTCCATTGAAGTATTGATACTCAATCACATCAAAGGATTCTTGACTTGATGACTCTTTATATCTAAAGAGAACCTGAATGTCAGCGGTATCTCTGACATTTGCTGTTAGTTTGACATTGATAGCAGTTCCAGGATTACCAATTGAAATCTCTTTAGTGACATATTTTGCAACAGAAGAACTGTTAGCAAATCTGTTTTCTGGAGAGTAATCTACACCATCTGTGTATTCAATTTCTTTGACTTGCCAGTATGCTGCATCTTCATCTTCCTGACCAGTGTATGATAGAATATCACCAACACGGAAGATATCTTCAACGCCTTCGCCACTTCTAGCAACACTTGGTTCTACAACTGATGCTTCAGACAGAGTTTGATCGAAAGTGGTATTTCCGAATGGTTTCTTATCATTCTTAACTGTAATCTCTTGGTTTTTGATATCAAAGAATGATACCTTACCTTCGATCTTCGCAGTAAAGATTCCGCTAAAGTCAACGTTTCTCGCAGTAACCGTAGCTCCTGTAATAGGAATTGTAGGACCACCAGTTCCACCAAAGTCAACCTTGACTGGATCTGAGTTTACACCTGGATCACCAGTGATTCCCGAGATAGAAAGGATATCACCTTTTACAAATGGATTGACAGTAGAGATTCTGACATACGCGATAGTTGTTCCACCTTCTTCGATGACTCTAGCGATGGTTCCTTTAGCACCTGATCCACTTCCATCCTTTGTTTCAACACTGATTTCCTGATTAGACTGAATAGTCTGACCATTCAAATTAGAAATAGTAATTTTGTACAACTCCTTGAGTTTTAGAATTGCATCTCTTCTACCATAACGATCTTCCTTACCACTAGCTTTCTCGATTCGGTTTGATGAAGTAATAACAGAGGCAGTAGAAAGATCAATAGCAGGTGACAGATATGTAACATCTGAATTGAAATCAATCTTATATTCTAGTGAATTATCAATATTATTAGTAACCTGATTGATTCTTGATGCAATAACTTTCTGGTTTGTGAAATACTGAATTTCATTCAAGAAAGTTTTTTCGTATTGTGTTTGTGAGTATGAAGTGTAGTTTTGAGTATCAGAGTCTACAGGAATGATGTTGGTGCTTCTTACAGATGAAGATAGTGATGTATCACTGAAAGAAAGATAATTTACCTGAGGGAATAGTCTTTCATACTTTCTATTGAAAGATGCTAGTACAACTCCACCACCACCTTTTACGCTAGAAGCAGCAGTTGTATCATTCTCAATGTTGTAGGTATCAATGCCAGCATTAGATACTCTGAATAGTGTAGTATTGATCTGTGTGCTTGAAACACCACCTACTCCATCAGCACCTGTGAAGAATACGTAAGAAGATCCTCCATCTTCAAAACCATGGTTCTTATGGTATACTTTGAGAACTTTGTTGTTGAGTTTGAATAGAGGTGAAGTAGCGTTCTGATCAGAGACGCCGCTAGTCTCAATAGGATTCATATTGAGATATTCAAATCCTGGATTCTCATTTGCTAGTTTTAGAGTTGCAGTTCTGCTTGTATCAAATTCAGCACGATTTAGTTTGAACTTGAGATCTTCAAATAGATCTTCGGTCCAATTGTCAGTGTTTTGTGCTTTATAAACAGATCCCAAGAGAGGTTGTGTAGTAACAGGAGAACTGGTTACAATCTCAGTTTCTCCTAGTCTAGATGCCCACAATTGATACTCAGTAGAATCAGTTTCTACAACTAGCGCATAACTTGTGCCATTTTGTAGATATACTGGGTTCTTGAACTTGAACTTTGTTGGAGTTGTAGAGTTGATAGAATCTTCAGTATCAACAGAAACTCCCATTCTTACTGCTGGATTGTCAATGCTAATCTTCGCAGTAATAACTGCTCCACCATTACCAGTTCCAACTCCTTTGATAACAATTGCAGGAGGTGACGTATATCCAGAACCAGATAGAGATACTGAACTATCATAAATTTTGCCATCAGAAATCTTGACAGCACCACTTGCCTGACTACCGCCAGGAAGTTGAGGACTTTCAAATGTTAGGAATGCTGAATCGTAATTAGATCCAGTTTCACTAACGACAAGATCAGTAACTCTTCCAGAGTCTTTTGCAATTGTAAGACCTAAGTTAGTATTATTTGTGTTATTATACAGAGTGATAGAATCAATAATAAGCGATTCGTTCTGTAAAAACTCTCTTCCATTATGGTTAGAAAGAACCAAAGTATAAACTTGATCGTTGGAAACGATTACTTTACCGTCTGCAGATGAAGTTACTTCAATGTTTGTAGAATCCAATACTTTCAGTAGAGGACCGCTACATGCAGATTGAGAACCTGTAATCATCTCTCCAATTGTAAGTGTAGTCGTGCCATTTGAATATGCACGAATCAATGTATTTGGAGAAAGTGTTGCTTCTGCACCAGGGAGAATGTGCTTAGCAGGTTTATCGATCTCGGTGTTTGTTAGATAAACTCTAATTGGAATATTAGTGCTCTTCTTATTGAAGTACAACTCAACACTGGTTACGAACAATCCACCATCAAATGCTTCAATGCTAAATGTCTGTGCTAGTGGATTTGGTTTGATCTCTACATCAGTAACACTATCAACTTTCTGAATACCTTCATTTGCTTTGAAGTAAGCGGGAAGTGTAGAGTTGATTGTTGGTGGATTCTGTGGCAACTTACCAGTTGCATAATACTTCAGATCTGCATATGTATCTACAGTATCCTTAGCGGCATTTTCTGCACTGGAGGTGAATCTAATCGTCTTGATTCCTGTAGTAAATCTTAGATCAGGTTGGGTAGTATCATATGATACTGTATCTACATTACCAGTCCAATTAGCATTTTCTACAGGTGGTTTGCCAGCAGGAATGATTAGGATTCCGCTAGCATTTCCATTCTCGTCTGTGGTAATTGGAGCATTGAATCCAATAGAAGAGTTTCCAGCAACACCAGTATATCTGCTATCAGGATTAGTCCATCTAGAAACGTCAGTTCCATCTAGGAAAGGATAAACACGAGTAAATGGTTTTAGTCTAGTTACAGTAAATTGAACTGCAGTTGGTCTTGCATAGAACTTCAGAGAAGTAGCGACAGTTCCTTTTTGATCGGAGTCTGTAGCGATGCCTTTACCAATCTCATTGTTATCTGGACTTGCATTAGAACTACTTGCAACCTTTGCAGTTGCTACTTTTGCAATAGAAGACTCTGTGTTGGTGCTTCCAAAAGAAGCAATACTTCCAAATGTTCCTTTTGATCCGACCCAATTGATTACAAATGAATTGAAGATGCTAGAGAATGTCTCTGAAGTATCATCCTTTGCAATGAAAATAGAAGATAGACCAGTGTTGTTGTCAACAATAATTGGTTCTACAGTCTGATCGTACCATGAATCGATAGGTGGGTTTAGCGATCCCTCTCCAACATATTGTAAAGAGACAAATGGATTTGGGTTTAGAGTCTTAGTTGCAAATCCGTTACCCAATACTTCCAATTCAGAATATGGAAGAGTAACCATATCACCAGTTCTTACATAACCATCTACAAATCTTTGATCTTCTGTAGTGTTGACCTCTTCTAGTTTGAAAGAATCTTCTTTGTTAGGTGCTCTCAGTACGGATTGCTGAGTATCAATAGAACATCTGTAGTCTGCCGAAGAAACTTCACCAACACCATGTGTCTCAAAGTTATCAACAACAAATCCAGTTTTGAATCTATCAAATCCAATAGAGTCTCTAATCTGCATATTTAGAGCTTGTTGCTCTAGAATGCTAAGGGTGGTATAATATTCTAGTCTCTCAATACGCTTCTCTAGTTTGCCGATATCTTTCATCGTATATCTACGATTATCGACAGGTAGAATTCTTACATCCTTACTATTAGTAGTAAATGCTGGAATGTAGAAGTAGTAGAGAGGAATAGCATCATCAATTAGTTCTGGTTTAGTTGGGTTCTGAGAAGAGTTGCCTTCCTTCAGAACAAACTCACCTTTCTTATTCAAGAACAATCCATCAATTCTATTCAAGAATTCTGTTTGAGTAAACTTGAATGTGTACTCAAGACCTTTATCTGGTGCAGGAACAACAGATGCTACACCACCTTCTCCAATGAAACTTCTAGTGATTGTCTCTCTAGAAGAAAGATCTTGGAAACCTGTGACAGTAGAAGAAGTGTCTACCTTTGGTCTAAAGTCAAATACATTCTTCAGAGAAACAATACCGTATACTGCTGAGTTGAATGTAGGAATTTCCTCTAGAGTGACACCTGCTTCATGCAAATAACTATCTACAGTACAGAAATCTCCCTGTGAGTGCTCGAAGTAATCAAAAGCAACTACCAATTGTCCTACGGGAGCTTCAAATCCTGGTTTGAGGATAATCTTTGATACATCGTAGAAAGTATCTCTTTGACCATCATCAAAAGTAAATCTTTCTGTTACATCAATACCAGAAACTAGATTGCCTGCACTATCAATTGTAGGAGGTGCAGAAGACGTTCCCTCATAAACATATCTCAGTTTGAATACATCAGAGTATGTTAGAACTTGTGTTGATTCTGTATCAAAATTCTCTCCTCTTAGAGGAACAGTTCTGTCACCAGCAGACTTGATAAGAATTCTTCTATCTCTTACAACAGACTTGATTCTTGGTCTTGCTT